TACGCTGGTAATTGTCCCACCAAGGTATTCAGCAGTAACTCTTGCTGCTTCGTTTCTCGTAATACCTGTAAATTCAATTTCAATTCCAAATTTGCTTGTTAACACTGTGATTTTCCTCCTGTGCTTGTATGCTTTGTGCCTTTCGGCATGTACATATATCACTCTAAAAGGCTTATATAGCAAGCAATATTCAAGAGAAAAAACACACAAATATATGGGTAGGCTAGACCACGCTGAGCCTAATACTTTACAGCTTTTTCACTAAATCCTCACCATACACGACACCAAGGCTTGAACCTCTATCCCAAGTACAGAATATCGTACCCGTATCATCCACGAAGTCCACTGTACCTTTGTCGCCGGGTCTCAATTTGGAGTACTGGTCATTCATCCGTACCAATTCAACACGAGTACCAGCCGGGTATTGCTTTCGGAGCCTCTCCACAGTCTCCTTTGAAGGGAACTTATTCATGATTTGATACCTCCGTCACTTTGGCTGGAACACCATTCTTAAAGGCACTATTGCCAGACAGGTTTCTGAGCAGGATTTTACGTGCCGCTTTGTACTCGTCGCCCACAAAACCCAATCTTATAAGGAACACTCGAAATGCAAACTTCTCATTCTCTACAGGCTTATCCTTCGCAGTCACGCGATGCTGTTCCTTTGCAGCTGCACAGAGGGCACCAATGAAGCGAGAGTAAGCAGAAAGCTCCTCTGGCTCAATCCCGAAGCGGAACCATGGAAACCTGATTGTTGTTTCTGTCCGCTCTATAGGCAGCGTCTCGGCTCCGATTGCCTTTTTAATGAGAGACTCTTTGCTTGCAATGAGTCGTTCCAGATTCTCCAGTGCTGAGTCGGTAAACCCATCAAGCGGCATTTCTATCGTAAGCGTGTCACACAGTTCATCGGCGCCTACTTCGTCACTTTCGTAGGTAAAGCCGAGCTCCAGAAGTTTTTTCAGTAAGTTCTGGATGGTAATCTCGTCCGTGCGATCATCCCATGATAGAGTCCCATCCTTGCTGATGTTGATATTGCCTACAACATAGGCAAAGCTCGGTGCACCTTTATAAACAGGTTCAAGGCCGAGGGCTTCTCCTATTGCCTTGGCGAGTGCTTTTCTTGCCTCGCCGGATACATTGAATCTTGCTTCCATTTTCGTTAGCCTCCTTAGCTTTTTGGTGATTACATATATCACTCTAAAGCTGTGGAATAGCAAGTAATATTGAGCAGGAATAAATGTGTATCAGGCTGATTCAACCTCGGTGAAAGCCATGCTCACACCGTCCCGAATGAGATACACATTATCCTTGCTGCCTACCTGCTCGATATATCGTTTCACGATTACATCACAGAACTTCTCATCCAATTCTACTGTGTAGCAAATCCGCTTTGTCTGCTCGCAGGCGATAAGGGTACTACCTGATCCACCGAATGGATCTAGTACGATGCACCCTGTCATGCTGGAATTTAGGATAGGGTATGCTATCAGCGGTACCGGCTTCATCGTGGGATGGTCTGCATTCTTCTTGGGCTTGTCAAACTCCCAGATGGTTGACTGCTTGCGGTCGGAATACCAGACATGCTTACCGTTTTTCTTCCAGCCGAACAGGATTGGCTCATGCTGCCATTGATACGGTGATCGTCCAAGCACCAGTGATTGCTTCTTCCAAATACATGTGCCAGAAAGGTAAAATCCGGCGGCATCAAAAGCACGACGGAAATTGAGCCCTTCGGTGTCAGCATGGAATACATAAATAGACGCGTCCTTCGCCATCGCTTTTTCAGTGAGGGTGAACGCGTCTAAAAGAAACTGATAAAACTTTTCATCCGCCATATTATCGTTCTTAATCTTTCCGGCTGTGCCTTCGTAGTTAACATTGTACGGAGGATCAGTCACCGTAAGGTTTGCCAGCTTTCCGTCCATAAGCAGATTGAAAGTCTCAGCCTTCGTGCTATCACCACACACCAGACGGTGCTGTCCAAGTAGCCACAAATCACCCAGCTTCGTAATAGCAGGTTTTGAAAGTTCTTCGTCCACATCAAAGTCATCGTCTTTGATATCCTCAATACCGCCTAACAGCTTATTTAACTCTGCATCGTCAAAGCCCAGGAGCGACAAATCAAAATCTACACCTTGTAATTCGGAAAGTTCTACCGATAACATTTCAGTATCCCAGCCTGCGTTCAAGGCAAGGCGGTTGTCAGCGATTATGTATGCTCGCTTCTGTGCTTCGGTCAGATGTTCCGCAAATACACATGGAACTTCGGTGATACCTTCTTCTTTAGCTGCAAGAACACGGCCATGCCCTGCGATTATATTTAAGTCTTTATCCACTATGACTGGATTGACGAAACCAAACTCCCGTAGGCTCGCACGAAGCTGTAGAATCTGTTCCTTGCTATGTGTACGAGCATTCCTTGCATATGGCACCAGCTTATCAATATTTACTTTTTCTAATCGTTCAGTTGTATTCACAATCTTCTACCGTCCTCTCCTACCTGAAAGCAGAGCTTCCATAATATCGTCCTGCGGATTACCAATGAAAGCCGTGGTACAGTTTTGCTTGACTATGTCAAAGATTTCATACCAGAGCAGGTTAGCCTGTTTTTGAAATGACTGGCTCATTTGCACGAACGGACTGGCAATCGCACCTCCCGTTGTTGGGTGCTTGCCTAAAAGGCCATATGTGCTTATTGCTTCTTCACACTGGATGTATCGTGTAAACGACTGTGCATAGGCTTCGACGAGTCTGGGATTTACGAATTTTTCACAACCACGTTCCTTGAGCCATTTCCATGTTTCAATAAATAGGGCATCAGCACCCAGTGGTTTACCATCTTTTTGCCGTGCGCTGAGGTATTCACTCGGCGCCGGTATATCTTCACCATTCAAGTCTGCTGTATCATCCAGTTCGCTTGCTTCGAGCATGGACTCTGGCTTAAACTCTGGCGCCTCCAAAATCCGTGCGGCTTTACCTGCTGCGATCTTTTCCGCAAGAGGTTGTGGTTTGTCCCCGGCGCGCACGCGGCGCCCACCTCTATTTGTACCGTCTTTTGCCACGTGCCTTCACCTCCTTGCTGTGGCAGGGTTTAATACCCCGTTTGAACCTGAATTTTTTCGCGCGTGACCCCACGCCCGTTGCACGCTAAAAAAGTCACAGAGATTTTGACCGCCCCTTCCTGTTCCATCTTCCACCTTCTCGTGCAGTAATCTCAGAGTGACAGGAAGTACACAAGGACATAAGATTACTCGTTTCATTTGTCCCACCACAAGACAGTGGTTTTATATGGTGTACTTCTTCGGCAGGGGTAATCCGACCTTGCTTCTCGCAACGCTCACAGAGAGGGTGCTCCGCTATGTATCTGTCTCGGATACGCTTCCATGTCCGGTTATACCGTTTCCTCACGGCGCGATCGCGGTCATATCGTTCATAACGTCTAGCTTCCTGCTTGGCATGTTCGTCACAAAACCTACCATCCGTCAACTTAGGACAGCCGGGATGAGAACAAGGGCGCTTGGGTTTATAGGGCAACTGGATCACCTCGCTTGGGTAAAAGAAAAGCCCTCGTGGGTTTCCCCTCGAAGGCTCTCGTCACAATATTCGATGGTATAACTATACCATACAGGAAAGCAAACATTCCCTCACAATTCCCTCATGTTTATCCAAACAGCATGCTGCGCAGATGATTTAATGCTGCTGCCCGCAAGCGTTCAACATGGCTTTCACTGTAGTTTAGTTCATTCATAAGCCGGTAAGTAGCACCGGACTTCTGATCGTTACCCATGTAAAACTCGGCAAGGATATGCTGCTCGGTATCCGTAAGGCTTGACCAGGCTGGTTCAAACCAAGACATGTATTCCAGCGCCTGAGTATATCGTTCTCGCAGTATGTCAATCTTATCAAGTTGTGCAGCCAGCTTGTCAGCACCAGCTTGCGGGTTTCTTGCAGACGGCATCCCAGAAAGCTTTGGTGTTCTGGGAGAAGTCATTTTCTCATATACATCCTTGATCTCCTGCGGGGTGTTATTGATAATAAACCGCATATTGTTATAGTCCCGGATGGCAGCAACAGTCGCCGCATTCTTGTTTATATATTTTAGCGCAATCATATGACCGCCTCCTTTAGGTTTGCTTTGACCGCATCGATAAGAGCGGTCTGGGTTTTATCTTTTCGCTTGAGAGCTTTCATAACTTGTTCGTCAATTGTTTCCTTTGCGACGATGTGATGAATTATCACCGTATCCTTTTGACCTTGCCGCCAAAGTCGGGCATTCGTCTGTTGGTACAACTCCAGTGACCATGTTAGTCCGAACCACACAAGACAAGAACCACCAGCTTGAAGGTTCAATCCATGTCCGGCGGATGCGGGATGGATAACGGCCACCGGGATTTCACCGTCATTCCACCGTTTTATGGATTCGGCGTTATCCAACTGAATAGCAGGGAAGCGCTCCATTATCCGCTCAAGGTCATGCTTATACCAGTAGGCAATAAGCACCGGTTTTCCGTTTGCAGCTTCGATAATGTCCTCCAAAGCATCCAACTTACGGTCGTGAATACGGATAACTCCGCCATTCCCGTCATAGACCGCACCGTTGGCCATTTGAAGTAATTTATTGCTTAATGCTGCAGCATTCACTGCATCAATTTCTTTGCCTTTGATCGAAAGCACCATCTCTGACCTCATGATTTCATATTGCTGTCGTTCATCCTCTGATAAAAGGACAGGTATTTCATTTATCACCAGATCAGGTAGCTTCAGATAATCAGTGTTTTTCATGCTGATGGTAATATCAGAAATAAGCCGATAAATGGCTTCCTCCGCACCGGGCTTCGGCTTATAGGTAAATATGATCTGCTGATTCCGTTTATCCGGTACAAAATAGGCATTTCGGAAATGGGATATATACCTTCCGAGTCGTTGACCCATATCAAGGATGCCAATCTCGGCCCATAAGTCCATCAATCCATTGCTTGAGGGTGTTCCTGTTAAACCAACGATTCTTTTTACATTTGGTCGTACTTTTCGAAGTGCCCGAAACCGCTTTGAGGTATGAGATTTAAATGATGACAGTTCATCGATAACCACCATGTCATAATCGAAGGGTATGCCACTATCATTGATGAGCCAATCCACATTTTCCCGATTTATTAGGTATACCTGTGCTCTCTGCAAAAGGGCAGCTTTCCGCTGGGCTTCATTACCTATGGCAACTGAATAGGTGAGTCCATACAAGTGATCCCATTTTTCGATTTCTGCTGGCCATGTGTCTCGAGCAACTCGAAGTGGGGCAATAACTAATACCTTGCGAATCAAGAAACTGTCCAATGTCAGGTCGAAGATAGCCGTTAAGGTAATAACACTCTTGCCAAGACCCATTTCCAGCAGAATAGCCGCGATTGGATGACTTAGGATGAAATTGGTGGCATATTCCTGATACTCATGTGGCTCGTATCTCATCCAGCATTCCTCCAATCTGACTCTCATTGTCGATAACGTAAACCTTAAATCCTAATTGCCGAAGCATTTCATGTCTCCGCTCCTGCAGAGGTCGAGGTTTTGATCCACTCGCTTTGATTTCAGCAAATGCGATTATTCCTCCTGGCAAAAGAATCAGTCTATCCGGTACTCCGTTATAACCAGGGGATATAAACTTTAAAGCTAGGCCTCCAGCTGCTTTGACTGCTTTTATCATTTTTTGCTCTATATATTTCTCTCTCATGAATACCTCCATGTGTTCCCAAAATCCAAAAAATCTCTATACGCGCGTATACGCGTGTTTTCATGAAATATATAGCCTTTTTTCTTTACTATCATTTTTAATAGTAGTAATTGGAACAATGGAACACAGGTCATTAAGCACCGCACTAATAAAGGGGCTGGCGCCTGTTCCAATGAAGTGTTCCAAAAGGTCGTTTTTGGCACATGGGAACATAATTTTTTGTTCCTGACTTTACACATGTTCCAAAGAACGCTCTCTTGGAACAGAGTCAGGAACAGAAGTGCGAACATACACCCATTGCGGGCCATATAACGGGATGCGCTCCTTTTTGGGCGCTATCTTCCACCCACCAATTCCTGACATAATCGCAGAGATCTCGTTGCTGTCCATGCGTTTACAATTAGCTCGGTCTTTGCCAAAGCACTCGCACCAAATCTCAAGATTGGAAACTGAAATGCGTTTTCGAACACCTATTTTTCTGCTTTCTCCAAATTCGGTACCGTTTATATAAGCCCTGCGCTCATATAAGTCCATCGTGTCCCAATCTTCCGGCAGGAGCATATCCAGAAAATCGCGCACAAGGCCTTCGCGCTCATCAGATTCCATTGCTTCTCGCTGTTCCTCTTTTGCGAGTTTTTCAAGGCTGGGATCTAGGTACAGCTTTTCGCCTGCCTTCACATAAGTAAGAGCTTCTGCCCATATCTGCAATACTTCATTCTGACTAAGCTGCCAAGACTTCTTTATCCCTCCGCCAGGTGTTTTCACCGGCCAGAATCGACGATTGCCGGTAGTGTCTCTGAGATATCCTTTTTCTGCATTAGTGGTTCCGAAGAAAACGCACTGCCGCAAGTGCGGTGTTGCCCGGCGTCCGAAGCTGGCTCGGTAGATATCGTTTTGCCGGGAAAGAAAGCTGCGTAGCGTTTCAACTTCAGCCTTCTTTAACCCTGCGAGTTCTCCAATCTCCAGTATCCAATAACCCTGCAGCTTTTCTGCGGCTGTCTTGTCTTTGGTGTCTGAAAGTGAGAGACTGTCTGAGAACCATTCACCACCCAGCTTGGCTATCAGGGTGCTTTTACCCACACCTTGAGGGCCATTAAGCACCAGCATGGAATCAAAC